CATGTTGGTTGGATACGGCGCCGTTTTCGGTAAGCCTTCGCAAGACCTCGGCGGATTTCGGGAAATTATAGAACCCGCAGCGTTTAATCGTACGCTAGCAAATCTTGGGGCTAGCGACGCCGGCGGCGACGTGCTTTGCTGCGTTAACCATGACGTTAACATGTTGCTTGGCCGTTCGGGTTCGGGGACTTTGCGCTTGAGCGTCGACGAGGTAGGCGTTCGCTACGAGGTCGACATTCCAGACACGACGGTTGGACGGGATGCGGCGGTTATGGCCGGCCGGCGAGACTTGTTCGGTAGTTCGTTTACGTTTTCTGTTGCGCCGTCGGGCGAGCGTTGGGAAGAAGACGACGAAGGCCGGAAAACTCGGTTTTTGACGGAAGTTCGTTTGTTTGAATTGGGGCCGGTCACGTCCCCCGCTTATTTGGACAGCACGGTGGCCGCTAGGTCGCTAGACGAGTTTGTTAATGCTGCGGCTTTGGCCGCTGTTGAGAGCTTGCAAGAGCCCGCCGACGATAGCGCTAGTCGAGAAGACGCCGCTACCGTCGCACGGCGGCCGATTGTTCGCAAGTGAGCCCCGCCGGCTAGGCACCTCACGTTTTTAGACGGGCGTTAACTTGGGCAAATTGCCCTAATAAACAAATTTTTTGGAGAAAAAAATGTCAGATTTTAATGGTGAATCTATCCGCAAGGCTTACGAGTCACGCCGTAGCGCCGTCGAGGCTCTTCGGGCGTTCGACGCCGGTATTGGTGAGCGGGCCCTAACTGCTGAAGAGGTCGCAACGATTGGCGTAATGAATGCCGACGTAGACGCATTGGACGAAACGGTACAACGTCTCATGCGGGACCAGGAACTTAGCGAACGCTCGGCCACTCTGGACGCTCTTATTGGTGTCCAGCATGACGCCGGCGAACGTTCAGAGGTCGACTCTCTTACCCCTATCGAGCGGGAAGCGCGACAGTTGTTCCTCGGCCGTGATCATGACGAAGCGCGGAGCACCGCAGAATTTAGCGCCCCTAGTTCGGAAATCGCTCGGCTTGCCCGTCGTGACCTTACCGCCGGCACTGCTTCGGCCGGCGGGAATCTGGTCCCGACTACTTTGTTTGGCGAACTTTATAGTTCGCTCCGAGAAAACGCCGATTCGATGTTTAGCCTTGCCCGTGATGTAGTCACTACCGGCGGCGAACAAATGGGCTTTCCTACGGTAACAACTTTTTCGGCGGCCGCTCTAATTGCTGAGGCCGGCGCCGTAGGCGAATCAGATCCGGCTTTCGGATTGGTTAATCTTGACGCTTACAAGTACGGAATGAGCATCCAAATTTCAACAGAATTGGAAGAAGATAACGCCGTTCCTGGCATGTTACCTTGGATTTTGGAGCAGGCCGTTAGCGGAATTCGTCGAGGTGTTGGCGCTCACCTAGTGACCGGCACAGGTAGCGGTCAGCCGAACGGTATTGACAATGGGACAACCATTTCGTCTATTGCCGTTTCGACCACGCCTACCGCAGACCAGCTTGTTGCTATTCAGCACGACATTGCTAGCCCTTACCGCCAAAACGCTTCGTGGCTGTTTAACGACGCTACCGTTTCGGCTATTCGTCTTCTTAAAGATACGACTAACCAATACATTTGGGCGCCAGGTTTGGGTGCCGGTGTTTCCGATACTCTTCTAGGTGCTCCGGTTTACACCGACGCAGCGGTCGAGACTGCCGGCGTTAGCAAAAAGGTTGGCATTTACGGTGACATTAAGGCCGGTTATCTTGTTAGAACTGTTGCTAATATCCGGGCAGAACGTTCGGTAGATTACGCATTTCTTAACGACCTTAACACTTGGCGTTTCTTGTCCCGTCACGACGGCGACATAATCGATAACAGCGCTTTCACTGTTATTAAGAATGCTGCTAGCTGATAGGTTAACATTTTTGTTAATTCTTTTTAGTTAATTGTTAACAGGGGGCGGGGTGGTTTCCCGTTCCGCCCCCTTGTTAGCGGGCTTGTTGTTGTATTTTGAAGGGGCTATAATGCCAAATATTAATGGTCGATATGTTCCGGATTGGCACGCCGACGCTATGGCTTTTAAGCCTGTAGCCGAGAAGGTCGAGAAGGTCGAAGAGGTAGAAGAGTTGTCGGAGCCTAAGAGGGCGACTCGGAAACGCAAAGGTAAGACCGTAGAAACTGCGGCGGTAGACATTACCGGGGCAGAGACGGGGGGCTAGTATGTCGGCGTACTGCACACGCGCAGAGTTGCGCGCTCTTGACGGTCTCGGAGATTCGACAGTTTTTCCTGATGCCGACCTAGACGTTAGCATTGTTTTTGCTAAGGAAACGGTAGACGGATATTGTGGTACTAGTTTCGGCGATGTCGCTTCGGCTGCTTACGATTCTTTCGCCGTAACGGTGGACGGGTCCGGCCGGGACGATGTGCGACTACGGGGCGAGTCGGGCGAAATGGTTATGTATCCTAGAAGCGTTTCGGCCGCTTCGGTTGATGGTGTCGCCGACTCGGGTATCACGTACACTCTTCGGCCGACGGCTCTAGTTGTGCGGAGTTCCGGGACGTGGACGTTTGATCATGCAGGGCGGAACGTGACGATTGAAGGCACCGCCGGATTTTCGTCTTCGCCTTCTCAGTCGATAAGGTGGGCCGCCCGTTCCATAGCCCGTTTTTGGCTGCTTAGTCTACAGTCGAGAGTGCCGGAAAGGGCTTTGCAGCTTAGCAACTCGGATGGATCTTTTGAGCTTAGAGCGCAAGCCGGCGGCGCCGGTAGGCCGACGGCCATGCCCGACGTTAACGCAATTTTGAACCGCAACAGACACGGCGCTATTTGATATGGCGACGACGACAACAATTGTTTCGGTTAAACGTTCGTTACTTGACGAGATCGGGGCTTTAAATATTGCTTCGGCTACGGCCGCCGGTCCGACCTCGGTCCAGGTTTCTTACTCTCGGCCGGCGGTAGACCGGTTAAGGTCGGAGGCGATCTACTTTGGTAGCGACATGGCTACTTCGGAAGCTCCGGAGCAGAGGATTAGCGGATCTCGGCGTAAGAGCGTTTTAACTTGGGGCGTCGACCTTGTTGTTGAGAGTACGATAATTAGTGATAGTGAAGACGCAGAAACTAGAGCTTTCGCTATTGTTGCGGCGATAGAAAATTTTCTTGCGGCTAACGCTCAACCGGCCGAGTGGTCTGTTTCGGCGGTTTCCTCGGGCGCCCTTTTTGTGTTAATTGATAGTATCGAATCCAAGTTGCAGGAATCGCCCGACGGGTTTCAGTCTGTAACAGTAACAATCGGCTTAACGGTCAAGGAGCGTTTAATATGAAGGTCACCAACACCGGAAACGGTGTCGAAATTCACCCGAAAGCCGGCGGCGTTTTTGTTGCTGGTCACGGCGAAACGATAGAAGTTCCGGCGGACGTTGGCGCCGAACTTTCGGGGCTTCCCGATTGGATAGTTGAAACGAAAAAAGATTCCCCTAAAAGTAGCGTCGTCGCTGCGGAGAAGAGCGAAAAATGAGTATTCTAGACGCTAGCGTAAACGTAGGACTCGAAACAACTTACGGGTCTGCTGTCACGCCTACTAGGAGCATGGAAGCGCAGTCCGACAATTGGACCCGGGCGCAGTCCCGACTAGAGTCGGTAGGATTCCGTAACAATATGCAGGCGCTCCGAAGCGACCGGGTAAAAACGGTTAACATGGGCGGGGCCGGGAACATTACTTCCGATTTTATGACGAACGGCGCCGGCTTGCTATTGGGCGGGGCTTTCGGTTCTAAGGTCGCACCGGTTCAGCAGGAAGCGACGGCTGCATATTTGCAGACGTTCGCTACTACGGACGCAGCGCCGGCCGATTCTTTTACGGTGCAAGTTATCCGGCCTAAAATGGAGTCGGGCGTACAGCAATTCACGCACCACGGCGCCAAAATTACGGGCTGGAATTTGTCGCAAGGCGTCGACGGTCTTCTTGTTTGGTCGGTGGATTTTGACAGCGAAGACGTAGACATTACGACCGCCGCAGCGACGCCGGCGTTTCCGTCCGGCGCCGTACCGTTTGACTGGTCGCAATGCACGGCGACTCTCGATCCCGACGGTTCGCCATCGACATTAGATCTTTTGGATCTCAGTTTCTCGGCCGAATTAGGCCTAAAAACAGACCGGCGCTACCTTCGGGGTTCGGCTTTGAAGAAGGAGCCAGTCCGCTCGGGTATCCCTTCTTAT